GCTCTGCTTCGTCTCTTTCCAATACTCAACATAATCAGAGTCACTTGAATAGGTTAAATAACTCTTCTCATACTTCGTTTTGTTATATGAAACGTTTATTCTAGCTCGTTCCAATAGTTGAACTACTGAAAGTTGCGTCAACGAAGTGAATATCTTCCAAATCTCCCCTAACTTCACGGTAAAACCATTCGTTAAAACGAATAGTAATCGATAAATCTCAAATATCTCAGAGTGTGTGTACTTCTGCATATACTCTAGATACCCGAAATAAATCATAATCCGATAAGAATTGATACTATTCCAGATCGCAAAATCCTGAAAACGACGCAGAAAATAGGCGGTTCTATTTGCTCGTAATCCCGAATACTCAGGTCCAAATAATATCTTTTCCCAAATATCCAAAGTTTTAGTATCAAAAATCCCATTAGAGTATGTAACTCTCCGTAAAAAGCTACATGCCTGATCTGGGTGGCTCACCTCTTTCTTGCAAGAGGTAACCGTATTATCAACAGAACGATAATTGAATTGCTTCAATTGCCATTCCATGATATTATTACGTAACTCTAATGGTAAATCAACATTAGTATGCAACGCTATATCATCCCCATGTATCTGTAAAGCGTAATCCTCACCGATACTATGTGGGATATAAGGACAGTACATCAAGGTCGACGTCCAAATTAGCCAATTGGCAATCGAATTTATTAGAGATGTCCAAACGTGCCCTGACGGAACGCCATGATTCACAAGGAAGGTATTACCATTGTGAAGGATTACACGTTTAGTAACAAAGACATCCATTATAAATTTAAAATGATTATCAATTGATTTACCCTTTTTAAACGTACTGCGGAGTATATTGAAGCTTTGAACAATCAAAGGTGAGATAAGTGTAGAGTCCCATTCCTTCCCATCGAATTCAAAACTATGGGAAAATTTATTATCTAACTCAACTCTTCTTAAATACCGCATATTTTGATCAGCATGTCCGAGCCATATCTCACTTTGAAATAGTCCAACAGTACCCCAATATTCTTTTAATTTTTCTAACCAAGTGCTACAAACCAAGATATCAGATATCTCAGGTATCCACACTGGCCTTGTTTTCAGATATTCTTCAATATCTAACTTCGATATCTTTTCTCTAGACCCAAGGCAGTAAGTACCACATGTATTCTTAAACCCGCCTTTGGAAATAGTATCCCAAGATTCACTAACAGAGAGCACCGCCTGCAACAACGCCTCTTTCTTTTTAATTCTATTCTTACAAGTAAAACGTTTTCGATTCGCATTATACAAAAGCGTCCTTGTTACAATACCAGGATGCGTATCACCTGATATTTTTGCTTCGAGTATTTCTGCTGCGACTGCACCAGGAATCTCACGCGGCA